ATATAACTTTCACGCAATTTTAAATTATTAACATTACAATACATTTTAATCATTAGTGGGGTTGCAAATAACCACATAATATTTCTGTTGAATTCATATTCATAAAGTGTCATATTATTTTGCAAAATAATATTTAATGTATATTTTATATAAATTAGCGCTAATATAATTGAATAATTATTGGTTGCATTATAATAAATAATATTTTTAATCAAATAAATAAAATATATAGATAAACCGAATTTATTAATCTTCATAATAGAATAATAAAAATTAGTATTTTGTTGAATTAATTCATTGTTTATTATATTAGAAAAATTGGATACATATAAATTATTTATTATATTATTTGCATTAGAATATATAAATATGTATAAAAGTGAATATAGCATATATAATAAGTAAATTATATTTTATATAACAATTTTTTAATTCTATATAAAAATAATACGATAGAATTCGATAATATAATTGTTGTGTGATTATATTATCAATATACTAGTAAATAAACACATATAATTATCATATTAACCATCATAATGATAAATAACCATTATCAGAGAAAACAAAGTGTATATATATTATTCATATTATCATTTTTGTTTGGTTGTCTCATTAAAACATATGATGAAATAATTGATAATAAAATAAATTGCAATGTTTCTGTAATAGAAAGTATAAAAATTTTTATGATTGGTATTATAACTATTCTTTTTTTATATGAAAACAGTTTTATATTACCTTTTCTCTTTGGATTGTGTTATAATTTGTATTTAGGTGATTTGATTCTAATTAAATTCAATAATACACCTATAGAAGATAATGCTATCAACGATCCATTTTGGAATAATAGTATTATTTATAGTACAGTATTAGCATTGTTTATTTTTTTCTACAACTATAAACAGTATTTTTTTACATTCCGGTCTTTTTGGGCATTTTTACTATCCAAAAATAAGTATATTATTTCTGCGATTTATATTGCATTTACTTTTTTTTCATATTTATGGGAATCCTATTATTTCAATGAAGAAAATAGTAGAAAAAAGTATATCTGGAGGATAATTTTTGTTTTTTATAGTATTATTACATGCATTTTATTCATTATTTATGATAATTACTTTATATTAGGACTCGCCATGTTAAAATTATGGCATATTGGATATTTGGTAGTATGGTTTATATTCAAATTTTTTATTCGAAAAAATCACACCTCAAAAAAGTCCAAAAAAGTCCAAAAAAGTCCAAAAAAGTCAAAAAGCCACGAAAAAATCAAAAAAACCAAGTAAACAAATTATAAAAGCATAATGACGAAATATAAAATAATGACCACATTGGAATAAAATTCAATGGTTCACTTCCTATAAAAATTTCATTTTTGATGGGTCTTCGAATATAATATATTTTTCTGTTATATCTATAAAAATTCATATCAAAAAGAACAGCTAAAAAGGTAAATATTAAAATCATCAGCGGTTTAAAATTAGTAATAAACATCGCAAAACCTATTGTAAGCATCAATGTTACGAATTCCAAATCCGGATAATTATTAAACACTATTGGTACCAAAAAAGAAGCCAATGCGGGAAACATTAAATAAATATATGTTTTCTTTGATAATAAAATTTGTCCTCCATCAATCATTTTAAATAATAGCAAACCTAAGACAATAACAACCGCATATGCAGAATATACAAATAATGAGGTATTTAATATTATAGTGTTTGAATATTTCCATCCTACCCCGTATTTTTGGTTTTTAGTCAATTCTTGAATTAATCCATCACCTAACCATATTACTAAGGTAGTCAATAATACAGCAAAAGCATTTAATTTTGTAATTAATAATAAAACAATTAAAAGTATAAAATATAAAAATGCTTTGACATTTGTATTATTTCTAAAAAATGTGGATATACACATTAATAAAATGGATCCAATAAAAAACGCAAAATTCATATAATATTTCATTTATATTATATAAATAATAAAATATTGATATAATAATTGATATAATAATTGATATAATAATTGATATAATAATTGATATAATAATTGATATAAACTCCGAAAAATGATATGGTTAGTGTATTTTCCTATTTTTATTATATTATTAATTTTAATTTTTTTAATATATACACGGATAACATATGATCGTTTTTGGATTCAACAACCCATATTCCATAAATTTAATATTTCCTATTATTTCTCTTCACCCCAAATTATACAACTAGAACAACCATCTAAAAACAAATATACTAATTTTTCAAATATTGAAACTTTTTGTTTTGATGAACTTGATGATCCTTTGTGGAACAAATTTCTCTCCATGATTCAGAATAAAACTGGAGATGTGAATGAAAAAACCTCTTTGAAATCTGTTTTCAATAGTGTTTTAGAGAGAAGTTACATTTCTTTCTATAACGAACCGGTTGTTTTTCAAAATATTGAAAAAGGATACTTTGTAGATGAAAAACGTTCATTAGGAGTTATTAATAGTCGTCCACTTCGATTATTTATAAATGGTACAATCGAATTACCTATTTACTATATTGATTTCTTACATGTAGACAATAATAAAACAAACCAGGAGAAAAAAAACATAACATATGAACTAATACAAACCCATATATATAATCAACAATTATTGAATACTCATGCAGTAAAAAATGGTAAATTTCGTAGAGAAGATAACCAAAACATTCGGATTTGTTTATTTAAACGTTCGAATGCATTATCTAACATTGGAGTCGTTCCATTATCTCTATATAAATCTTATATGTTTTCTCTCAAACAATATTATTTTAAAAAATATATCAATGAATCGTTACTACAATCAAACAATCATTTTAAACATTATCAAGTATTTGAGATAACAAAATCTAGTTTTCATAATGTATTGGATTTCATTAAAGATCAACACATAACTAGATATCATGTTTTTATTTTACCCGATATAAGCAATCTATTTGAACTGATTCAATCAAAGAATCTGATAGTTTATTATTTATTTGATCTAATTAATGGTAACATAATTGGTGTTTATTTTTTTCGATTACAAAAACGAACAATTACATCTGTTGGATCCATTTGTTATTACGATGAATTGGAAAAACGAAACGGTAGATTAAGCAAAAATAGTGAAGAGTTATTTATTTATGGATTTAAATTGTGCGTTATTCAGTTTACTGAAAAAAAGGTACTACCAGAAGAGGAGAGAGGGAATAAGAAAGATAAACAAATGAAACAAATCAAACAAAAAATTGAATACGAATATTTTTGTATAGAGAATATATCGGACAATTATATATTTGTAGATGATCTATTAAAATCGAGTAAAAACAAATCATACTTATTTTATAGAACAACTGAGACTATGTATTTTTTCTACAATTATATTCATAAACAATGTGATTCGAAACATGTATTTATATTACAATAAATAAATATTTTTGGTTCGTTGGTTGGTTAGTTGGTTGGTTATAGCTTTATAATTTATCTTACATATTTTCCTACTCTGGTAAAGCTATCTACTATGAATATCATAAAAATACCTAAAAAACAGTATAATATTACTTCTTCTGTTACATTATTGGTTCGTTCATCCTGTTGTTCTTCTAAAAGATGAATCATATAATTTAGTTTTTCTAATAAAATAGTATTTTCTATATTTGTGGGTGATGATTGTGATGAAAATTGTGAAAATTGATTACTATAAGGATTATAAATGTTGGCATTCGTAATTTCATTTGCATTTATTTTTTTATTAATATTTTTCATATTATTTTGGGATTGCGTTTGAGCATTTCTATTCCAATTTGATACTGTTCCATAATTGTAATTCGGACTAAACTTTTTGTAATATTCTTCTACTGATTTATTATCTCCATAATTGTTATTTAAATCGTTATATTCTATATCGTCTAAATAATTACTTGCATTGGGTGTATTGGGTGCATTTGTCTGAATAGATGATTTTGAATTATTATTATTGGGGTTGTTGTTGGTATTGTTCGGGTTGTTGGTATTATTATTGGTGTTGTTATTGTTGTTATTGTTGTTGGTATTGTTAGAAGGAATAGTATAATAATTTGAATTGTTGTTATTGTTGTTGTTATTGTTGCTGTTGTTGTTATCGTTGACGTTATCGTTGTCATTATCGTTATAATTATTCATACTAGTATAATTTTCTTTAAAGGTTGATCTATCTATGCTTCTAATTACACCTGCTGACTCAGGTGGAGATAATGGAGAAAAATCGCCCATTTCTACACCATCTATAGAATCATTATAAATAGAACTATCATGAATTTTTTTTATAATATTTTTCACCTTATCAGATGAATCATTGTGATATTTTTGAGTTTTATTATGATTTAATCTTTTTTTTGATATTAAATTATCTGTACTAGTATCCCTACCATTATTATCATATGGTGATGCATATAATGCTAAAGACATATCTTTGTTAATAAAAATTTAGATAATAATTTGAATATAAGAATGAATATAAATTTTAATATTAATTATATTATAATATATTATATTTATAATATAAAATGACGTATATTAATAAAATAAAACCAAATAAAAATATTCAAAAAAATTTTGTTAATGGGGTTATTATCACATTTTTTATTTTAATTGTCTATTTTATGTTTTTCAATAATATATCATTATTTACAGTAACAAATTTTTTATTCGATTCAGATTTAGGGAGAATAGTATTATTAGTAACGTTAATAGCTATATCTAGTAATAATTTATTTTTAGGTATAATATTTTTATGTATTTTAATATTTTTTTATGAGTATCAATATGCAAATATTTCTAAATACAATAAGGCGAATTATAGCATGAATGATAATTATGCTGATGGGTCAAATATAAACAGTATAGATAACATAAATAACATAAATAATGTAAATAATAGAAACGTTACTATTCAAGATATACTTAATCTTGAAAACAATATTTCTTCTAAACAATCCAACAACTCGCTAAATTTTGGTAATAGCTCCGATGTGAATAATTTTCACATTATACAAATAAATCCTTCATCCGAAGGAACATTCAATAATAATTATGCTCCATTTTTATAATAAGTATAAGATCAAAAATAAAATAAGACAAATAACACAAATAACACAAATAATAAAAATATCAATCAATATTAGATAGATATGTTTAAATTTAAAAAAAACCAAACTACTATTTTTTTGTATTGTGCAATTGCAATTTTTATATTTTTTTTAATTTATAAGATGTTTCATTATTCATATTATGAATATAATTTGAAAAATACTGCTTCTAATAATATTGAAGCTTTTTCTATGAAACAATTTTTTCGTAAAAAAAAACGTAATATGAAACAATTCAATGATAATTATGTGAAAAAATATACATCCAAGGTAAGTAAATTATTTAAATCTATTTTTTAAATTTTATATAAAATTTTGTCATATATTTAATATCTACAGAATATATGACAAAACAAAATAAATCAAAAAAAAATGTATCATTAAAAAGAAATATTAATAATTTATCAGGGTCGACAAAAATATCAAAAAACACTATTCCAAAGTTGGGTTCCAATAGTACTCCATCATCTCAACCACATGCACCAGGAAATCCATTATTTCCCAGTGCGGTTCCACAAGCACCCACAAAAAAAATATATAAAGGATTTCATGGATTTTTAGATTATATTCATGATCATATTTTATTTTTAAATAGTAGTCGATTTTTTGCTGGGGTTGTAATGATTTTATTAAATATTGGGTCGAAATTCATATCTGTACAATTTAGCAAGTCAGCGGAAGAATATCTGAAATTTTCAATTACAAAACAAATTTTAGTATTCGCTATGGCATGGATGGCAACCCGTGATATATATACATCGTTAGTTTTAACTGCCGTATTTGTGGTATTATCTGAATTTTTATTTAATGAAGAAAGTACATTTTGTATTGTTCCTCATAATTATCGTGTATTAAATAAAGCAATGGATACAAACAATGACGGATCAGTATCACATGAAGAATTAAATCAGGCAATTCAAATTTTAGAAAAGGCCAAAAAAGAAAAACAACAGAACGCTAGTGGGGGAGGTCAATCCAATAATATAAATAACGCTCAAAATAATAAACAGCAACAACCACAAAACATAGGTGATAATATTAAAAATACTATTACAAAATATATGAATGGTAATTAAATATCTCTAGTATAAGAATTTAATAAGAATTTAATAATATTTTAATTATATAAGTAGAATATTATTAAAATATTGATTGTATATTATGAATAATAATAATAATAGTGTAAATAATAGTGTAAATAATAATGCGAATATCAATAAAATAAATCAAAAAAATTATTATCCTGCTTCTATTACTATATTGTTGAATACACGAATTTTGGGACATAGTAAAACAATTTATAATCCAAACATGTCTCTTCCTTCTTTTTCTAGCAGTAGTAAAACTGTTTATTTTAATCCATTAATAAAATTAGACAAAAATATAGTAAAAACCATTCCAAAAGGGAAAACCGACGATTTTATTTATGAACAATTTTTTTTACCTAATTATTTTAACAGCTTACTTATTCGATCACAATATTACCCACAACCGAAAAGATCTTTAGAACAGGCTACAAAAGACGGAATAGTTGATGATAATATTCGAATTTTATTGGATATATTGTTTAAAAGTGATACGCCCTTTTATTTGGATAAAAAACGATATACTTCTTATGGGTATACCTGGAATAAAGGTGATTGGATCATTGAATCTGTAAACTCTTCAAAAATTATTAAAAAATTTTACAATTATTATGAGCAATCAAGTAATATTAATAACTATCCCAGAAATATATACACATCTCCTCGTTACAACTTACCTATAGCGAATGCACAAACAATAATACCTAGTGCACCTATGATTGTTCCTACTACAACAACGTTATATCAATCAAATCAATTATTATCACCTACAATTGGACAACCCAATTTTGTAACTTATCAGACTCCTGTTTTACAATCTTATCCACAATATCAAAGTTTAATTGTTCCTGGTGCGAACGAAAATCCTATGTTCGATTCATTTAATAAATTTGAAGAAAATACAGATGACGATATATTACATGGTTCAAGTGCTTCATCTACTTTTGGCGATATAATAGAGGAACAACAAAAATCAAAAAAACTGAAGAAACCGCGGATGTCGGCAGACAAAGAAATAGTTCTTCAGGGCAAAAATCAACTGCAACCAACATCTTCAAATTCACCACCAAAATCTTCCCCAAAATCATCTAAAAAATCATCTCAAACTTCATCCCAAAACCAATTAACAAACACAACGCAACCAACAATCAATAAAAAAGAATCTCAATCTTTAATAGAGCAATTTTTATTTTTCGCTTTTAATGGTTTTAAAAATGGATTTATTTATAGAAATAAAATAAACTGTTCAAGTATCAATAATATAGATGATTTAAAGAACATACAATCAGGCAATTTTTATAAAAATAAAATAGAGCCATGGTCTGTTCTCTCGAATGATGGAAATGGTGATTGTTTATTCTATGTTTTTTGTCAAATTTTAAATACTCCAGATTATAGAAAAATAAATTCTATATTGAAAACTAGAAAAAAAGAGTTTAATAAATCTAGTAATAGAGATATAGCATATTACGACAATGATAATAATTATACTGTTGCTGGATTACGCAATTTAGTAGTTGATTTTATTTTGTATAATGATGAAAAAGGCAAGGACATTCAATATCATTTAAAGAACATGGATACAAATAGAGCTGAAGATCAATATATAGATAAAAACGATATAAATGTTACATTCAACAATATGAGAACGTGCGCTGATCCAAAAAATAGAAAAAAATACAATCAAAAAGATTTATCGAATCCAAATTATTATTATTGGGGTGATGAAATTTCTATACAAATAATCGAATATGTTTTTCAATTAAAAACTATTATTATACATAAACCTGATAAAAATGATAAATCAGAAATTTATGTAGGAACAGATACAATTAATTTATCATTAAAAACCGTAAACAAAAATGATTATATTGAAATTGATTATATGGATAATTCATCATCCCATAAATTAGAAGGATATTTAAATGAAATACGATTTAAACCTGATAAAAATCTAGAATCTATAACTATATTAAAAAATAACGAAAAGAATGATACGTGTAATTATGAAATGAAAACAATTAATAACAGTAATGGTGAGATAAACAATATTTATAAAATTGGAAAATATAAAATATACAACAACAAAAGCTTTGAATTGAATAATAATACAGAATATAATAATTTTGTTTATATTTTATATCATGATAATTATCATTATGAAACAATCGGGTTCAACAAAAGAGATGGTTTACATTATATTTTTAATAATAATGATATTTTGAATTTTCACCCGTATGTTATTTATATGATTTTTATATATACATATCTTATTTCATCTTCATCATCTTCATTCTCTAAGACTAGTTTAAATATATATTTAAAATCACTATATGATTATTACACTACAAAAAATGTGATTACTAAAAATAAAATATTGTTAGGTGGAGCAGTTAATACCACTAGTGCTAAAACTCCTACTAATCCACTTACACATCGTATTTCAATTGATCCAACCGTACCAACTGCATCAACCGTACCAACTGCATCAACCGTACCAACTGCATCAACCGTACCAATTGCATCAACCGTACCAACCATACCAACTGCATCAACCGTACCAATAGCACCAACCAAACCTATCAAACCAACAACATCAACATCAACAACACCAGCCACTCCTAATCCTTTATCACATCGTGTTTCAACTACACCATCGGAACCAACCGCTCCAATGTACAGAGATGATTCTGATCCTGATCCTGATGGTGATGTTGATAAGACAAAGAATTCTTATTACGGACAATTTAAAAATTATATTAATGATAAATTAAATCAACAATTATCTATTGATGATTCTGGAAGTAATATACAACCGTATTATGCAAATCCTAATTTATCTTATTATGTTGTAGTAGATTTAGAATTATTTCCAGGTGATAATATTTCTAGTATAGATAAACGCAATTTATCATGTCAAATTCGTTTTGATAATATAAGAAAATCATATGCTAATCTATTAGGATATTCATATCAACCTTCTTTATTAAACACAAATGTTATGCCTACAAAAGTAGATAATCGTAGTCAAAAATCGCGACAAAACAATAGTACAAAGAAAAACAACAACAACAACAAAAACAATAATAACAACAAAAACAATAACAACAAAAACAATAACAACAAAAACAACATTATCAATAAAAATAACACCAGCAACAACACCCGGAAATATAGACCTTTAAAATAAAAACAATATTATAATAACATAGATCTAGATGTATATCTGTGAGTAAAATTTGATATTGAAGCAATCATCCGTGCTAAATAACTACTTTTTTTGTTTTGAACGCATTTACTGAACCAACTACAGAGGTTGGTATCACATTTTCCACATTTGTGTATATTATTTCAACGTTTTTTTTTGATTTGTACTTGGAATATTCTTTGCATATTACGGCTCCTTGTTTCACTATATGCATGAATTGTTTTTTTGACAATTCATCAGGTATAAAATTATATCGCAAATATGGTTTTTCTGGGTCAGTTACGTGATTGTGAATTGTATTATAATGTTCTAAATTCATTACTGCGATGACATGACATGACGATTCTTCGCTTACATGAAACCATATGTCTTCTGGATGAGACTCTTCTATGATTTCAATATTATTTTTTGCATTTCTGCCTATTTTATAAAGAATTGATTCTCCTATACTTGGAATAAATCGCATTACGGTTCGCATTTGATCTGGTTTTGCTGGTTTTACTGGTTTTG